CTCGGTGACCGACGGGTGGCGCGCAGGTGGTGGCATCGCTCCGAGCGACGCGCCTAGCCGATGATCTGACGAGCGTCAGCGCAACGAGAGTTGCGCAGCAGCAGCGTGAGCGACGAGCGCCACACGCGACAGGGGAGCCGGAACCGTTGCGGCGCAACGAGCCTCGGCGAGAGCGGTGCGGATCCGTTCGACGCTGGCGACCGTCGCCGGGTTCGCACCGGCCCACACGATCGACGCCTCCACGAGCTCCACTTCCGAGATGGTGCGCGTGACGAAGTCTTTCGACCAAGAGTCCTGCCGGGCGTAGAACCCGACCGACATCTCGTCAACGTCGCCGTTCTCGACCTGCGTTGCGAGGTCGGCGATCCACGACACCCGGGTATCGAGCCGTGCCTCGACGAGGAGCCCGACGTTGTCCTCGGCCATCGTCAACGACCCGCCCCGAGTCGTTGCAACCACTCGGTTGTGATCGTGACCGGCGAGGAGCGCACGGTTGTCGTGCATCCCGAGCGACCGCCGGAACGCGCCACGGCTGATGATCTCCGACCAGCCGCCACGCTGCACGCCGCCGCCGACGTCGTAAGCATGCTCGGTCACCGACGCGTACCCACGGAACACGAGCCCGCCATCCTGTCGGCGGATCTCCATGCCTTGCGAGATGCGAGCCTCACGAAGGCGGCCCTCGATCGGAAGTGTCATCGTGCGTGCTCCTTCGCCCTCACGGATGCGTTCGGCCTGGCGCTCGAACCAACGCCGAGCCGGTTGCGGATTCAACGGGTCGATCCCCCACAGGTAATGAGCGACAGCGCCCGGGCCCGGCCACTCGGGATCACTTGCGTTGCTGTTCTTGGGTGCATCCAGATCGACCGCATGACGAGCACCCCACGCCGCCGCCCTGATCGCCTTGTCATCACTGACCCGACCGGCGGCCATCTCGCGCGCCTCACGGATCGTCCGGTCGACGAGTCCGTCACCGCCGAGTCCTTGCGCTCGCAGCTCGAGCCCTCGGCGAGCTGCGCGCCGGACGTAGGCAGGCGGAGCGTCGGCGCGCTCGTCGTCGCCGAACTCGGCGATGTTGAGCGCCGTCAACTGATCCTGCGCTGCGTCCTCGCTGCGATGGCACCCCATCACTTCGCCGGTGCCATCCTTGACCACGGCCCAACCATCGCAACCCGCAACGTCGTAGGCGACCGAGTACGGCATCTACGTCGGCCTGATCGTTGCGCCGCCAACAACCGGCGGCCGATCGTCCATGTGCCGACCCTCGTCGATCGTGAGCCACGCACCGCCGACGGCCTCGGTGATCGCAGCGAACTTGGTTTTCAGGTCGGTGCGCACGAGGTCGTTCTCGTCGAACCGGCACCAGATGCGTTGCGGCGCAACGGCTCGAGACAGCGCCCGCTCCAACTTGCCCATCCAGTAGCGCACGGCGCGCACGAGAAACAGGATCTGCTGTTGTTCAACGTTCGAGTAGGTCAGGCTGTCGCCGGTCGACCCGCCGGCGATCTCGGGCGGCGACAGGAAGAACACGGCAATATCGGTCGCCGACTGCTTGAGCGCATCGCTCACGGCGCTATCAGCCGGTGGCGTCTGGAACGGCGAGATCGTCGTCCCCTTCGACACGACCAGCGGCTCGCGAGATCCACGGACGATCGACATGAGCCGACTCTTGAACTCGTCGGCACCGGCCCGGCCCGGGTTCGATTCCATCGTCACGACCGCCGTCGGATGCGCACCGTGCGCGAACCAATCGCCCAGGTACTGGCGCGCTGCGATCTGCACCTGAATCGGCGCCGACGCACGCTCCGACAACGAGATGCCGAAAGGCGTTGTGCGAGAAGGGATCCCGTTCACATGCCACACGTCGTCAGCAGGAATCGGGACGTTGTCGAAGCGGTACTCGATCTGACCGGTCGTCTTGTTGCGTCGCCAGGTCACGACCTCGGCCGGCACGAGCTCAACCTGCGTAGGCGACAGGCGTGCATCACGCGCAACGATCCGGCCCCACGACACGCCGTCGAGCATCATCCCCATGATCGAGCGGTAGACCCAATCCTCTTGGGACAGTTCGGCCGACGGGTCACGCCACAATCGAGGCAGCGCCTCCATATCGACGACCTCGCCGTTGGACGTCGCGTAGCCGTGGAGCTGCAGCGACGCAATAGAGCCGGCGATCCCATGCACGCACGCAGCAACGGCAGGCACCCGCAACGCCACCTCCGGCGTGACCGGCGCCCACGTCCAACCGCCCTCACGCGAAGCACGCAACGCCGCCCACGCCAACTGCGACTGATCCATCCGTTGCTCAACATTGGCGCGCAACGCCCGATGCAGCAACGTCACGACGGGTCATCTCCGACGATCCAACCGCCGACAGCGAGCCAGATGCACGCCACCGACAACCACAACTGATCGAGCGCAGCCGCCGCCACCGACCCGGTGACGCCGAGCGTGATGGCGATCAGGGCGAGACGTTCACGCATGGCACCACCTTTCAGAATGCGAAGAACTCAACAGGCCGTTGCGCCGCATGGCCAAGACCCCACAGAGCGAGCGTCCCGGCAACGAGCGGCGACACATCGACCGACGACGACGACCTCGACCACGTCCACGACTCGCCGATCTGCCGACGACGAGCCGACAGCGCAGCGATATCGAGACGCTGATCCGGTCGCACCCGCAACGAGCCCGACGCCACCGCCTCCACCAACTGCCCGCACGCCGCAGCATTGTCACGACCGGCCGTCAACACCAGCGGCACACCGGCGGCACGCAGGTCGTCGACGAGCGCAACCGACGGACCCGACGGGTCGACGACAACCGAGCCGATGCCGTTGCGTTGCAACACGCCGGCCAACCACGACGCCACCCAGCCGATCCCCTGGTCGATGCGCAACACCTCGAGCACCCGATAGTCGCCCGCCCAACCGGCGACGACGACCGACGTGCAACGATCCGGCGACACGTCGATCCCGACCGCCATCGGCCGCCCGTCCTCGGGACCGACGACATCGGCGCAACGCTGCCACGCACCCGAGTCGATCGCCGGAGCAACCTGCTCCTCCGGCTCCGCATCCCACCATCCGAGCCGTTCCCGCACGAACTCCGGCCGAGGCATAGCGGCCAGTTCGGTTTGCACGAAGTCGGCCTGAATGCGCCGACCGAGCGCCGGATTCGCCGTTGCCCACGTCGCCGGGTCGTCGACCAGCGCACCATCGGCCGCCGACCATTCAAGCCACGCCATCCGACCGCCGACGTTGTCAAGCGCACGGCGGCGCATCGACCACCAATGCTTCGACGATGTCAGACCCGCCGAGCCGAACAACCACACCTGCGGGTTCGGACGCGCCGACAACGTCGGCAACAACGCACCGACCGTCTCGCTCGGCAGGATCATCGCCTCATCGAGCACGACCAGGTCTGCCGTGAACCCTCGACCCGACCCGGCCTTCGTGCGCGCCACGAAGCGCAGCTCGGCGCCCGAGCGCATCACGATCGCCTCCTCGCCGTGCGAGGTGCGCACCTTCGCCACCTCACGCCGCAGGTCGTCCGATGCGTCGATGAGCTGCCGCACACGCCGGAACGCCTCGATCGCCGTCTTGAACTCGTGCGCCGAATGGAGGATCAGACGCTCGCCGAACAGCAGGAGCCCGGCCAGCTCACGGGCCTCGATGATCGACCCTTTGCCGTTCTGACGAGGCACGCACACGCCGACCTCGAGCGCCGCCCACCGGCCGTCGGCCGCCTCGCCGCACCCGACCTCGAGCACATGCTGTTGCCACGGATCGAGAACGAGCCCCGCCGACGCCGCAAGCTCAACCGCCTCCGCTCCCGCCGACGACACTCTCGGCGGCGCCACCTCGATCCTCGGCACCTGGGCGCCGAGCGGCCCGGCGAGCTGCGATCTCATCGAGCACCGACCTCCGATCCGATGGCGCAGCCGCATCCAGCGCCCGCAGATCCGACAGCGTCGCACGCAGCTCGCGCGCCAGCGCTGCACGCAACGGCACGTCAGCCTCGACCAGCGACGACGCCAGCAGATCACGCAAGGCGACCAGCCCGTCCCGATCACTCACCGTGACGGAATGCGTGAGGTTACGAACAGGTGTGCGTCTCGCCACTGCTAACTCCTGCTAGCACTCGGCCCCGCCGGCCGGCCCCGTGACCACTCACAGAGAGGGAAGGGGGAAGGGATCGGTCCTGCCCGTCCACAGGCAGCCTAAAAACCGCAGGTCAGAGGCTGTGGATAACTGCAACGTTTCCCACACCCTGTGGATAGTCACTTAGCGTGAGATTTGGGGTGCTAACTAGAGTTAGCACTGCCAGGCTCACCACGCTCGGGAGGAACCGGGCTCGGTCACGCTGCGTGGTGGCTCGTAGTGCGGGTCGCCGCCTGCGACGTGGTTGCATCGCCAGCACTCGGGCGAGATGTTGCCGAGGTCCTCGAGCAGGTCGGGTCGGATGCGCACCGGGATCCGGTGCCCGATGGTGGCGGCGTCCGGGTCGGGCGGCTTGCGATCCCACCGGACCACGCGTCCGCATCGCCAGCAGATCGGCGGTTGCGCTCGACACCATGCCCGAGCGCGTGACCAGGCCCGTCCCTTGAGCTTGACGTTGCCCATGCCGTCACCTCCGGCACTCTTATCCACACCTACCCGACAACCTGTGGATAAGTCAAGCGCAACGCTAGAGGCGCTGTAAGCCGTTCTACGGCCCGTTTAGACCCTGCCCGCACCCTGCCTAGCCAACGGGTGTGAATCGGCCCGCTAACGCCGCTCTAGCGCCCTTTGCGCAAGAACGCGTGCCACGGTCCGGTCCCCTCGGCGCAGGGCGTCGATGATCGCCGGGTCGGGCCAGGCACCGTGACGGGCGCGCCAGTCGACGCACGAGCGGCACCGGCCGCCTCGGCCGCCGGCGTCACGAGCCGCTGAGCCGTCGCAGCCGGCCGTCTCGCACCGCTCCGGGTCCCGACGGGGTCCGGCGAGCGCCTCGAGCGCGCCCAGCGCGCCGACGACGCGCTGCATGGCGTCGGCGGCGCGCCCGAGGTCGGCGACGAGTCGGGCGACGAGCTCGGCGTGCTCGTCGCTGGCGCGCTCGCGAGCGAGGACGGCACCGGCGACCGGGTCGCCGACACCGGACCCGCCACCGCTGCGGCCGGTGCCGAACCCGTCGGGGATGGCCGAGCCTCCTCGGCGCTCGCGCTCGACGACGGCGGCGATGCGGCGCTCGAGCCCGGCGGGCGGATCGGCAGCGGCGACGGCATCGGTGATCTGCTCGGGTGTCGGCAGGGTCATCACAGTCCTTCCCACGGGTCGACCTCGCCCGGGGCGAGGTCATGGTTGGAATCGTCGCCCTTAGGCATCCGATCCGACCTCGCCCCACTAGACCCCCCCCGTAGGGGGGGGGTCCTGTCGGGGGCGAGGTGGCCCGGGTTCTCGACCTCGCCCGGGGCGAGGTCGGGGCGAGGTGGGGCGAGGTGGGGCGAGGTCGGGGCGAGGTCGCCGGCGAGCTGATCTGCAGCGGCCCGGTAGGGCTTCTCGATGACCGTCACGCGCGCGCTTTTGGCACCGTTGAACTCCCGGGCGTAGCCGTCGTCGATCAGCACGTCGATGGCTGCCCGGATCGTGTTGCGCCTGCCTTCAACGCGTTCTTCGATCTTCGTCCTAGGCAGTTCGCCGGTCTCCTCGAGCAGCCGGGAGATCTGCTCCATGAGGTACGTGGGCCGGAATCGTTCGCCGCGTTCGGCTGCTTTTTGCGCGTCGGTGGCGCGACATTCGATAGTGATTCGCGCGCCGTCGTCGTGCGAAATGAGGTGCACCTCGCACGCGATCGAGCCTTTCGATCGCGTGCCGAGACGGTCTTTCGCGACCCGGAGTTTCAACACGCCTGACTTTCCGACGGCCGGTTCGACAACGGTGTCGACGCGATAGGCGGCGCCGGTGATCGCCGCCCGTTTGCGTTGCGAGCCGATGCCGAACAGTTGCGGGGCGTCGACCGCTTTGGGGATGTGGTCGATGAGCAGGACGGCAGCGCCGGCGGCCGAGAACCGTTTCACGATGCGGACCCATTGGGCGACGGCGTCGTCGTCGTTCTGCTTGACCGCCGAGGCGGCCATCGCTTCACCCCAGGAGTCGATGACGACCAGGTCGTAGGTGGGGTCGAGGCCGGAGGCGAATCCGGCGAGGAGGCCGGTGGCGGGCGCCCGGTAGTCGATGCGGGCGATCTGGTCGTTGGTGGCGCCGAGCAGGCGGAGGCGTTCGGCGAGCCCGATTGCGGAATCCTCGAAATCGATCCACAGGACACGTTGGCCGTTGCGGGTCTGCTCGAGGGCGACGCCGAGGGCGAACCATGACTTGCCGCCGCCGGATTCGCCGAACACGGTGTGGATGCGTGCCCGGTAAAGCAGCGGTTTGCCGCCGTCGACGGGCATGATGGTCGGCGTCTCGATGGCGTGTGTGCCGTCACGCAGGCCGGTGACGATGCCGACGAGGTCGTGCCGTTGCCAGTCGTTCTCGTCGCCGACCGGGTCGGCGCCGTTCGAGCGGGCGGACGCCTGGCGGGTGGCGTCCATGAGCCACGAGGTGTCGGTCGGCGGCCGCCATCCCTCGTTTTCGATGATCTCTCGGGAGGCGGCTCGGCTGTCGCCTCGGTGGGCGGCGACGAGCAGGTCGGACGCCGTGTAGGTGCCGGGGGGCAGGCCGGGCCAGTTGGTCGAGTGGACGTGCGTGACGTTGCCCGGTTGGCCGTTGGGGCCGAGCCCGATGACGGCGGAGGTGCCGTCAGGTTTGCCGGGGCGGGTGCAGTGCCATTGGTCGCCGACGGGGCGCCATGAGTGGGCGCCGAGGCCGTCGAGGAGGGCCCGGAGGTCGTCGACGGTGGCGCGCCGCTTGAACCGGTCGAGCGGGCCGAGGTTGTCGCCGGCGGCCGGTCGTTGCGGCTCCGGCTCGAGCTCGGGTTCTCGCAGCTGTGCGATCCATGCGGCGGGGAGGGGTGGGAGCTGGTCGGCGGTGGGTGGCGGGCCGTGGAGTTCGCCGCCTGGGCCGATGAGAACGTATTCACGCCCTTCGGGGTGGATCGATGGCGGGATGACGGCGTAGCGGTGCCGGTGCTGAATGATGTCGATGCCGGGCCCGGCTTCGCCTCGCCAGCGGATGCCGGGGGGGACGGCGTAGAGCCGGATGCCGCTCATGCCGTCGGTGCGGCTGGTGACGGTCCAGCTCGGTGGGAGGCGCCCGTGGTGGGATTCGAGGCGGCCGAGGGTTTCGGCGCCGGGGCGTGCGTCGTAGGCGTCGATGTCGACGCCGATGACGTTGTCGGGGAGCCGTAGGCAGGCGTTGCCGGCGGTTGTCGCTGCCCATGCGGCGATGGTTTCGTCGGTTGGCCAGCGGCCGCCGACGCCGGTGTAGCCGGTCGGTGGCGGTGTCTTTGATCGGGTGGGGAGCGGGAGGATGCCGAGCCATCCGGCGGCCCGCCAGGCGGCTGCAGCGGCGGCGTAGCCGGTCATGGTGGCATCCTCCCGCATGGTCACTGCGTTACCAATTGTCCCGGTCGAGCTCACGTGCTGACTTGCGGATCTCCTTGTACCTGGCCTCAAGGCAAACAGCCTGGTATGGGAGATCAATCAGCGATCCGTCGTCGTTATCGAGCATCTCCAACAGGACATCTGCGGCGAGGGATTCAGGCACCGGAATATCGAACTCCCAGCCATCAACGAGCCGGATGATGATCCCAGAGTCGACCGCTTGCATCATCGCCACATGATCCAGATTGACGAACCGCCCATCTCCACAGATCCACTGGCGCATCAGAACTCCTCGAGCGACACGCCACGGGCGGGAGCGGTGTAGGTGGCGGCGTAGACGTTGGCGGGCGACTGCTTGCCCACGTCCCGCTTCTCGGCGAGCTTGATCGTGAGCTTCGCCCCTTCCTCGATCCGGCCCGCTCCGGCCAACTTGAGGGCGTCGGCGACGGCGCCGATGCCGTAGCCCGGCTTGAGCCACACGGCGACGATGTCGCCCGGCTGGTAGTCGTTGACGGCGACGACGAGGTTGCCGTCCTTCTCGGGGCGGCCACCCTTGCAGGCGATCACCTCGAGCTCGATCACCAGCTTCGAACTCGTCTGCCCGCTCATGTCCTTGACGTCGACGATGCGGGAGTCGACGACGGTGCCGCTGAGCCCGTCGCCGACCCGGACGAACGAGAACGCCGGCCGCTTCTCGCCGCTCCCGCTGTATTTGTTCAGATCCGTGAGTTCGGTCATTGTGCATCCCTTTCAGGGTCGTTGTGCTTGCTTGGGTTCACGCCGTCGCCGGGGCGTACGGCGTCACGTCCCCGGCGACCGTCAGACGGCCGTCGAGGTCGAATTGCAGTGCGAGTCCGCCGGTGCCTGTCAGCGCCTCGCACAGGTCGATGAGTCGTTGTGCTTCGCCGACGCTAAGCATGCCGATGAGCGCGCCGACAGGGTCATTCGGCCCATATTCGGTGCCGGTGACGATGCCGACGATGGTGCGGGCGTCGTCGTCGCTGCCGCCGAGGGAGGCGAGGGCGACACCGGCGCGCATGAGCTGTCGACGCCGCACGGTCTGCCGTTCGCTGAACAGGTAGCTGACGCCTGCTCGTTGCGCCTCCGGTTGCCATCCGGCGGCCCGCCGTTTCACGTCGTCGGGCAGGCTGCCGATATAGCGGCGGACGGCGTCGATGTCGGCTTCGGTGAGGTCGGCGCCTTCGGGGTGCGGTCGGGCGGTGAACACGGGTGCGGGTGCAACGACCGGCGGTGCGGGCGCAACGATCGACGGCGGCGGGTCGAACGGCGCCTCGGTGTCCCGTTCGGCGCGTTCAATCGCCGCTTCGATCTCGTCGACTTCGACGTCGGGCCGCTGGTTGCGGTTCCTGCCGATCGTCGTGACTCCCAACGGCCAATGGCGGGCGAGGGCGTCGACGCCGTCGTCGAGGGTCTTGAGCCGGTCGTAGCGGCGCAACAGGTTCGTCCACCGGATCTCGGTTCGCCCTTCGCCGTTGAGCCCGTCGAAGGGGTCGTCGGGGATGGGGATCGCCGGGGTGAGTGTGACGGTGGCAACGAGCGTCGCCGGTTTCGATGCGGTCCACTGTTTCGCCTCGTGGGCGAGGCGGGCTGCTTGCCATCCCTGCTCGAGGTCGAGGGCGTGCACCTCGGCATCGTCGCCGTCGGATGGCATCGCGACGATCAGTCCGACGGTGCGACTGACGCCGAGATCGGCGAGCGGGCGGAACTCGGTCCAGGTGGTGCGGTCGTCGTTGCGTTCGCCGTCGCCGACGGTGATCCATTCGGCGTTGGCGAGCAGCGCGAGTTGCACGGCCATCGAGTGCGGGTAGCGGAGTTTGCTGGCGCCGGTCTTGAGGTCGAGCACGACCGTTTCGCCTCGCCAGCGGGCGAGCCGGTCGAACGTGCCGCACACGTTCATCCCGGGGACCAGCACGACGCCTTCGACGTGCCCGTCGAGCAGTTCGATCCCGGCCGCTTCGAGCGCTCGCCGCCAGCGGTCGGACACGGCGAGCATGTCGGGTGTCAGCCGGGCAAGGCGCCCGAGGTCGGATAGTTCGGTGATGCGGTGCATCTCGGTGCCTCGGTCGCGTGCGGCGTTGGCGCCGGCGGCGGTGAGCGCCCGTTCGACGAGGTCGTCGAGTTCGTCTTTTCCGTCGGCGAGGAGAACCGCTTGACGGAGCTGGTCGTCGAGGGCGACGCCTCGCACCGCTTCACGGGCCCGCCAGGCGGAGAGCGCGGTGTTGTCCTCGATGCGCTTGCCCCAGGCCGATGCGCCGGACCAGCGTTTGCCGTCGACCATGTAGGCGTGCGCCCGTCGGGCGAACGTGAGCTTGTTCGGTTTCATTTTGTGAAAGTGTGCCCTTCTGTGTGTGTGCCGTGGAGTCTTGCGTCAGGGTGTGGCGGGGTTGAGTTCGCACACGATGCAGCGGGTGCGGGTCGGTCGGACGTGCCGCCCGAGTCGCCGCCCGCAGGTGTCGCAGACCCGGCCGATCCCGGCGCGCTGCTCGGCGGTCATCCCGCCCCAGATGCCGTGCAGCTCGTCGTTGTTGAGCGCGTGCATGAGGCAGGCGGTGCGGACCGGGCACCGGTGGCACAACGCCAAGGCCGTTGCGACAGCGTCCTTGTCCTTCTTCGACCTCGGCCGATCGAGGAACCATGCGAGGTCGTGACGTCCTCGGCATGACGCCCAGATCATCCATGCACGGTCCGGCGTGGCGACCCGTGCACGGGTCATGGTCCACCCCAGATCCACTCGTCGCCCCACACCTCGACCGGGTCGAGGTGCCAGTATTCGCAAACCCGGCGTGCCTGTTTGGTCGACAGGGTGTTGCGGGTCATGTCGCCGACGTGCCGGCCGATTACCGTTCGCACCTGTTTCCCGGTCAGGCCACGGTCGACGAGCGGTTGAGCGGGCCAGCGTGCGCACCGCTCCCATTCGATCCGACTCGCCTCCCACCACTCGTCGCCCCACACGAGCGCCGGGTGCAGCCCGAGGGAGCAGGCGATGCGGTCGGCGATGTTGATGGTCAGCTCGTCCCGCACCTGGTTTCGCCAGATCCGATCGCCGACGAGTGATTGCAAGGTCGACGGCTTGTGCCCCATGCGGCGCAACGGCTCGATCGAGAGGCGAGGTTGCGGGTAGGTGCTCACAGCCGGTCCCACCATGTTGCGGGTGACATGACGGCCACCCTCGTCGAGCGCACGCTCGTCATCACGACCACGTTCTCGTTGGTCAGGATCGACATCACGTCTTTGCTGGCGATCGACGACACCGTGGCGCATGTCGTGAGCGTCGGGTTGTCGCCCCAGTCGGCGGCGACGATCCACACGCCGCCGGGCGCCCGAAGAAACACGGCACGATGCATCATTCGCGACCGTCGCTGCTGTGCGCGCATCTGGTCGACGCCGACGCGCAGTTGCTCCGTGATCCGGCCGACCGACGAGGCGCTCTTGACCTCGATGCCGATCGGTGCGTCGGTGAGAACGATCAGATCGGCCCGGTCGTCCGTCTTGCCGTCGGCCCCGACCCGGGCGCGCAGCCGGATCACCTCCCGGCCGGTCAGGTCCTCGAGCAGTCGTTGCGCCTGGCGTTCGGCGTCGGCGCCACGCGCCCGGTTGCGGGCCCCTCGTCGTTGTGCATCGGTTGTCATAGCTCGTTCTGCCAGTCGTAGGGGCGCCGCTGCTGCGGCTGCGGGTCGGCGAGGTGCGCACGGTGCGGGAGGTCGAGCGGCCGTCCCTCGCCCTCGGGGATCAGCCCGAGGACGATGGTGATGATCCAGGCGACGACCGACCCGGCGAGCAGGAGTGTCCAGGCGTTCACGGCGTCACCGGCTGAACGACATCGACGGCTTGGTCGTCATCGCCGGGCCAGATGGCGCCGTCGACGGTCGGGCCGCCGCACGACCAGCACGGTTCATGCGGCGCAGTTCGCTGGCCCGTGTCGCAGACGTCGCAACACCGCTCGACGATCCATCGTTGCGCCACGGGTGCGGGCCAGGTCATCGCCCGGCCTCCCGCCGCTCCCAGGCGGCCAGCGTCTCCCGGTTGCGCCGCCGCATTGCAGCCGAGCCGGGCCCGGTCCGCACGAGGATCACCGCCGACACGAGGAGGCTGCTGGCGACGGCGAGCAGGACCACCCACACGAGCGTGCCGATCATCGCCGGGCCCGCTTCGCCCGGTACATGGCGGCGTCTGCCTCGCGCACGGCGTCGTCGGCGTCGCCGATCCCGAGTCCGACCGACGCACGGACGCCCCACCGGCCGTCGAGCGCTGCGGCGAGGCGGTGCGCAGCGTCGGTGGCGTCGGCAGTGTCGGCGAGGAGCACGAGGAATTCGTCGCCGCCCCATCGGCTCACGAGGTCGTCGCTGCGCACGGTCGCCCGGATCACCTCGGCAGCGAGAAGGAGCACTGCGTCACCGGCGGCGTGGCCGAGCTGGTCGTTAATCGCCTTGAGCCCGTCGAGGTCGGCGAGCACCACGGCGCACGTCCCGGCGGAGCGGCGCCGCTCGAGCAGGATCTCGCCGACCGGCCGGACGTGCAGCCGGGTCGTCGGGCAGGTCGTGAGCCGATGCAGGTCGGCAGGTGACAGGTCGAGGGTCATCGGATCACCTCGGTGAGGTCGGCCCCGGTGAGGTTGGCACCGATCAGGTCGGCCCAGGTGAGGTTGGCCTCGATGAGGTCGGCGCCGGTGAGGTTGGCGCCGATGAGGTCGGCATAGGTGAGGTCGGCCCCGGTGAGGTCGGCCCCGGTGAGGTTGGCCTCGGTGAGGTTGGCGCCGGTGAGGTCGGCATAGTTGAGGTCGGCCCCGGTGAGGTTGGCCCCGATCAGGTTGGCGTCGAGGAGGTCGGCCCCGGTGAGGTCGGCCCCGGTGAGGTCGGCCCAGTTGAGGTTGGCCCCGCTGAGGTCGGCCCCGGTAAGGCGAGCGCCACGAAGGTCGGCGTCACGAAGGTCGGCGTCGAAGAGGTTGGCCCTGGTGAGGTTGGCACCGATCAGGTTGGCCCCGGTGAGGTTGGCCTCGGTGAGGTCGGCCCTGGTGAGCTTGGCTGCGACGAGGTCGGCGTGCGCCAGGTCGGCGCCTCGCAGCACGGCTCGCCGGCCCGTCGTCCGGCCGGTGAGCCACTGAGCGTGCTCGGCCAGGATGGTCGGCAGGTCGAGGGTCATCGGATCACCTCGGTCATGTCGGCCCCGGTGAGGTTGGCCCCGATGAGGTTGGCCCCGGTGAGGTTGGCCTCGATCAGGTCGGCGCCGGTGAGGTTGGCGCCGGTGAGGTTGGCGCCGGTGAGGTCGGCGCCGGTGAGGTTGGCCTTGGTGAGGTCGGCGCCGGTGAGGTCGGCGCCGGTGAGGTTGGCCCCGGTGAGGTTTGCCTCGGTGAGGTTTGCCC